TTTGGCTATATGGCTTACTTAATCTGGAAGGAGAGAAACAATGATTACAATAGGTATAATCAGCGCGTTCGGGCTGCTGTTGCTAGCGTTTAAAATCGCTGGCAGAAAAGTTATCGGTCTCGATATATTCTTCGACATCGGTATTACTGCTGCCTTAATGGTCATGTTTGCTGGCACTTTCTCAGGTATGGCTGCTGCTATGATCGGTGGCCTTTCTGTATCTATTGCACTTCTTATCATGCGTAAAACCATGACTCACGAAGTGCTTAAGATTGAGAAAGGTAAACCTACGTGGCATAAAGTTAAACCTTAAAAGCCACAAACATGTTATAATAACCTTGTATATCGAGGAACGATACTACTATGAACGATGAACTAAAAGCTTACGATCACCAAGTCACTACGACTAATTTTATAATTAACAATCCACGGTGTTTAATTACATCTGACCCAGGCACTGGTAAGACTAGATCTGTGCTAGATGCTTTTGTACAACGTGGTGGTAAAATGTTAGTTCTTGCCCCGCTATCTATACTAGAAGCTGCATGGGCAGATGACATTAAAAAATTCCAACCTAATATAAAATACGGTATCGCATATGCTAGAAATCGTAGCAAAGTATTTGAAGACCTTGATAACGAGGTTGTTATATCAAACTTTGAATCAGTAAACTTTCTTGTAAAAAATCAACACTTATTAGAAACGTTTGATTCTATATGTATAGATGAGTTTACTGCATTCAAAAACAGAACTTCTCAACGTTCTAAAAATCTAGCTAAAATTATTCACAATTTTGATTATCGTATTGGTATGTCTGGTACACCAAACAGCAATACAATACTAGATATATGGCACCCTACATACATAGTAGATGACGGACAACGTCTAGGAAAACGTTTCTATTCTTTCCGTCAACAAGTTTGTACTTCTAAATTTAATGGTTTTGCTAACGAGTGGATAGATAAACCTGACGCAGAAGAAGCTGTTGCAAATGTACTAAAAGACATTGTTATACGTTATGCACTAAACGACTGTATAGATTTACCTGAAACATCTATACGTACTATGTATACAAACCTATCCAACAAAACTAGAAAAGCATACAACACTCTGTCTGAAGAATCGGTGTTGTATACCAAACAAGGCACAATCAATGCAGTAAACGCAGGTGCAAGAGTTAAAAAATTATTACAACTTATTACAGGTGCAATCTACGATCAAGAAGGTAACGTACAGTTCGTGCATGAAGAACGTTACGAAATGATTATGGACCTTGTTGAACAACGTAAACACTCATTAGTTGCGTTCAATTGGAAACACGAACGAGATAATCTAATTGAATTAGCAGAAAAACGTAAACTTACATACGCTGTTATAGACGGGGATGTAAATGTAAAAGAACGTAAAGACATTGTAGATAGATATCAAAACGGACACATACAAGTGTTATTTGCACATCCACAATCAGCAGGTCATGGACTAACACTTACAAAAGGTACGTGTACGATATGGTCCTCTCCTACGTACAATGCTGAACACTTTCAACAATTTAACAGACGTATACACAGAGCTGGACAAACTCAAAAAACAGAAACTATTTTGATCGCTGCACGCGATACCTGGGAAGAAGCGGTGTATGAAAAATTAAATACTAAAATGGGTAGAATGGAAAATTTATTACAGGTACTATGTGATTTATCATGAAAAAATTTACTCTAGATATAAACACCCAATTCGCTGTAGACGCTCTAACAGAATTACCAAAGAGTGCTTTAGCTACCGCGTTAGTATTTGCAATAGCTGAAAACTTATCTACAGATAACCCACCCTCCGATGAAGAAGAAATGAACTTTGTTTTATCTCAAGCTTCATTGCAAGCAGTGCAGTTAGCTGAAGGTATAGACATCATTTTTAATTCAGAAAAAAATATAACGGTGCATTAAATGGAGAAAATAAATATGGCAGAAGCTCATAAAATTATAGAGTCAGAAGAAAACTTCGATGACTTAATGAACAAGCTAGCAGATTTCCGCGAAGTTATAGCTTCAACCGAACAAGGGTTGAAAGAGCTAAAACAACGTAAGGCTGATCTTGAAGCTAAACTAATTGCTAAAATGGAAGATCAAGGAATTGATCGGACTGGCAATGATCGGTGTTCAGTTTCTATTAAAACAGAAATTGTTCCTACAGTAGAAGACTGGGATGAAGTGTACAAACACATACTCTCAACAGAGCAGTTTGAGTTACTACACAAACGCATGTCAGCCTCTGCTTACCGAGAACTTCTCTCCTTGGATATGGAACTTCCAGGAGTGAAACCCACGGACGTGGTTCGTATTAATTACAGATCACGATAACATTAACTATGAAATAAGGAAGAAGAACTATGGTTGAATCAACAGCAATAGAACTCGTCTCTAAAGACGTTCCAGCTCACGTATCAAAAGGTACGGGTTTAGGTAACGAAGAAGTGGGTAAAGACCACCTTCAAACACCTAGAGTCAAATTAATCCAAACAATGTCAAACGAAGTGGACCCTAATCACAGCGAATACATTGAAGGTTTAGTACCTGGTGATTTCATAAATAGCGTTACTAAAGAAAACTATGGTACCGAGATGTATGTCTTGAATATCAAGTTTACTGAAGATTTCGTTGTTTGGAAAAAACGTGAAATTGGAGGTGGCTTAGTAGGTAATTTTAAAAGCCTAGCAGAAGCCACTGACTACCTTACAGGTCAAGACTTAGACGTTGACCAGCATGACATAATACAGACTCAGTCTCATTTATTAATGCAGAAAGACGCTAAGACTGGAACCTTAGGTATACCTTTTATTATGGACTTTGCATCCTCTAAGTTACGTGTTTCACGTTCTTGGAATTCGCAAATCCAAACTAAAGGTGGAGATCGTTTCGCTTCTCTATGGAAATTAAAATCAGTACAAACTGCTAACAAAGTTGGACAAAAGTTTATGAACTTAAGTGTCGACTTTGAAGGGTGGTCTACTGAAGAAGATTACCTGGAGGCTAAAAAGCTATTCGAAGCTTTATAAGCTAACGCTTATGAATGAACATTCGTTCATTAAATCTATACACACAAGCATATCTCGCGATGTGTTTGTGTGGAAGATTTTAGACAAGTACCAAGGAGGTGTCCCAGATACATTTTATTCGGGCCCTTCTGGGTATTTGTTTATTGAATACAAATATGAATCAAGATTACCTAAAAAACCCACAACTAAAATAAAGATTGCACTTACTGAACTGCAGCGTACCTGGTTAAGTAGAGCACAATCCCACAACCATCTTGCATACATAGTCCTAGGGTCCCCTGCGGGTGTGTATATCACAGATGAAATTACCGAAAAAGAAATTACAAAAGCAAGACTAGTAGAAGAATCCGTTACAAAAAAAGAATTTATTAGTAGAATAGAAATGGTGTGCTTAAAAAAAAGCCCAATATTATAGGAGTTAATATGAAAAATGACGTAGTCAACAACCCAAAACATTACAACCAAGGACTTATAGAATGCATTGATGCTATACAAGCAATGCTTAGTCCGGAAGAGTTTGTAGGTTATTTACGTGGCAACAGCCTAAAATACCGTTGGAGATTCAGATATAAAAATGGACTAGAAGACTTAGAAAAAGCTGAATGGTATGAAAAACGTTTAAAAAAAGCTGTACAAAAACTAGACAGTTAGGATAAAAAATGCAATATTATCAATGCTATAGGCTTTAAAAACTAAATTTTGGAGGTTTTATGAGTACTTTAGCTACATTAAAAGGCGAATGCGACAGCTTATCAGATAACCCTTGTATTGGTTGGTGCACCACTAGACAGTTCGGAGATGACCGTTGTAAAGGTTGTGGAAGACTAGAAAGTGAGATACAACAATGGGGTGAATACACTATCTTAGAAAAGAAATTAATTAATATTAGAAATGCTGGAGAAGGCTACACAATTAAACAGTGTGTGCCTACAGGCTGGCGACCTAATATTAAGTCAAACTCGTATAAAGCAAAAATATAAATAAACCATTACTTACCAGTAATGGAATATACACATCAAAAAAAGGACCCATCACGGGAGATGATGGGCCCTTTCGCTTCTCATGGAGGGAGAATCTTTTACGATACGTAAACCCACATCTCTAAAGTACCTGAATCAACATCAGTACCTGGAGCAACTGTGCAGAGAATATCAACTGTATCATCTGAACTGTAAGTATATGGAGCATTGTTCGCATCTTCGTGATCTGAAGTACCAGCTTGTCCAACTGTAGAACCGTCGATATATCTATCAACGTCATCACCATCACCAATGTCAAATACTAAAGCAGGAGATCCGTTTGTATCTAGATCACTTGATTTAACTTTAACATTGTGGACTGTTTCACCAGCAAAAACGTCAACCATTTGATAAACGTCAGAAGCATTAGGTGCAGCAGACACAGTTAATTTTGCGTATCTTACGCCTAAGTTGCCATCTGGAAAAGGTTTGAAAACCTGATTTCCATCGACTTGAGGGGAAGTAAATGTAGCCATTTTTATTCCTTATAATATAATTAAACAAATGTACTTATGTACATCTATTCAACATAATACTTTTATAGTGTATGTCAACTATTAAGGAGAATATAATTTGTCCACTTACGTTTATGTAAAGCGCAGTAAAATCCGTTATAACTATAAAAATCCTAGAAATGTAGAGTTTAAACGGGTGCGCTTAGCTGCTGCTTTTAATATGTGCCACAGAAAAGACGTAGGATGGGAACGCGCTAAGAAAGGTGAATACGAAGAATGGCTAAAAGCCATGGATAAAAAACGTTAAATTACTCCTCGTATCGACAACTCATTAACAGCCATTAGTATTGGAACCATTCCAACCGTTGCAATCAAAATAAGAAAAAATTTAAGGGTGTCGAGCATGGCTCGCATTATACAGCATCACTTATTCTTATTAAATAGTATAAGTAAAATTAATGTAAATATTTACGCTTTACCCGCTCTTTTATTTCTTCTGAACGATCTATTAGACGATGACGATTGAACCACAGTGTTGCCAGAAGAATTATCAAGAGGATTACCGTTTCTATGATGTACATCTTTCCCATCGCCTTTTCTTACTGTGCCTGCTCGAATAGCATTTCTACGGGCTTTATTTCTACCTGCTCTCCTTTTCTTTTGGTCAGCAGTGCCTTGATAATTTGCGTATTCTTGTTTGTAGTTTCTTTTGTAGTTCTTACTACTCGGCATTTTTATACTCTTGCCAACGCATAAAAGTTCTAGTTTTATGGTCCCAAAACCAACCTATATAACACTTATCCATTTAAAGGATTGTCTCCACTAGCCTTTATTTCTTTTTCTAAGTCTTCTAACTCACCCCAAATACGCTCTACATCATTAGTTAACGCAGCTATGCTAGCTTTTTGTTCACTTGTATCGGGTATTTCGATTTTATTTACAGACTTTTGAAGAAAATCAACTGATGTTTCAATAGCTATAAACCGTTCTTCTATAACTTTCTGTGCTTTTTTGGTATCACTTATCCCACCTATTCTAGCTTCTAAGTTTTCTAACCTATTTACATAGGTAGCACCTGTATAACCAAACCCGGCTAGGGTAGTTACTATGCCTACTAGAGCTATTAGCTGTGTAGTTTTATTTTGGAACCAATCCATCTAATTACTTTTCTTCTTTTTTATCTTCCAATTCGTCAGTCTGTTTGTCTACGTTTTCTACAACAACGTCTACTACATTAGATGTAGCATCCGCTACTGTTGAAACAACACCACTCACGTCTTGTAATGCAGATGCAGTTATATCACCAGCAGTAGATACAGTAATGTCAACAGCGCTTGTACCTAATTTTTTACCACCGTCTATAACAGCTCCAACACTAGCACAAGATGCAAGAAACATTCCAACAAATAACAAATATAAATTTTTCATAAATTTTCCTATAGATTAGGTTGTAAGTTTACCATCTCAGACAAAGTATTCAAACTAGTTCCTGCTAGTTGATAAAATGCTTGAGTGTTATCATTTATAGCTACATCTGTATAAATGTCACGTGGCTCATACCAAGAAGGTTGGTCTTGTAGTTGTACATTTCTGTACTCATTAAATCCTGGTACGTAACCTAGATACGCAACTAAAGTAGATTGATCCCCATATTCACCTGTCTCCTGTAACTCTTCTTCGGCTTGTTCTTGTTGTGCTTGGATATTTGCAGCAACAATCTGTTCAGCTACTTGATCTGCTTCACTTGCTGTCATAACTCCAGATACGGCCGTATCTATTTCTCCTTGCATATCTTGTACTTGTACTTCTGCCATAACCATTTGTGGTGAATCATCGACCGTGGGCATTGGACTTATGGAAACGGTTATATCACCGCCGCCACCTGAACTCATAGATAAAACTTGTTGGGTTTGTACGTTTGCTGATGCTATTTGGTCTGACATACTTGGGGAACTACTAGTACTAACCCCACCAGATACTGTTCCTCCAGCACCAGAATTAGATGAATTACTTGAATAACCACTCCCACTAGACCCTGAAAAAACGTTCGTGGAGCGCGCTCCTGTGTTAATACTTACACTGTTACTGGCGGTTGTTAGTGTGTTAGCAACAACGTCTAATGCAGATATTCTTACTGAACTTTTTTCTTCCGAGGTTTCTTCGGCGATTTCTTCACGGGCTTCTTCTTCCCTTTCGGTTTGATGTTCTTCGGGTCCTTCAGCAACCACTCGCTCTTCGGGTCTATCCAAATTCTCAAGCTCGTTCGAATTTTCTTCAAACCATTCTTCAATTTCTGCCACTGTTTCAATAACTTCTTCTTCATCTATAAGTTCCTCTTCTAATTCTTCTCGTATAATATCAAATTCAAATATTTCTATTAACTGGTCTGTAGGTAAAAATATTAACGGCTCATCAATCCGTTCAATGCTTACAATATACTCTTCTTCTATATTTGGCAAAACTTCATACGACTCTTCAATAAATATTTCTTCAAAGTATATTTCTTCATATGATTCTTCAATGAATATATCCTCAAAGTATATCTCTTCTTCGTAGAAAAAATCTTCATATACCTCTTCTTCATACCATTCATCTTCAAATATAAACTCTTCGTAGTACTCTTCCTCCTCATACCCGTAATCAACGTTACCTTCATCAAAGTAAGCTATAGATTGTTCTTGACTGTAACCTGGGCAAAACGGTGCATACTGAGGGTCTTCATCACACTGTTGGTCATCATAAGCTTCCCAATATGAAGGGCACGCCATATCGTATAAAGCATCTAAATCACACTGTTGAGTTAAATAAGCTGCTGCATAACCTGGGCAACTAGCATCGTTTAAAGGATCACTACAATCAATATAGCCTTCGCTATACAAAGAACCACCATTTTCTAGGTTTTGATTTTTATCTGAGTCATTCCAATCATAGTTATAGCAAGTAGCGGTATTGGTTGATCCAGTATTACATTCATCGTGAAAATAATAAGTATAAAGCTGAGAAGAACTGCCTTGTTCTCCTATTAATACATCATGTTGAATAATGTCTAAATTACCGTATCTAAACTCATAGGTATTATTAGTCCACAATATAACTTCAAAGCTATTGTCCGAATCTCTGTAGTATTCTTTCATGTCATACCATCCAAAGACTGTTTTGTCTGAAAAGTTCTTGGCAAGCATTTGAGAGTTATTATCTTGTATCATGTCTGTCCAAAAAGGATACAAGGTGTTGTCATATTGAGGTAACGGATCGGGTGTATAGTCACCACAGTAATTA